ATGCAAGATAGGGTATAAATAAAACTAAAAGCATTAATAATGGCGATTCAACGCAAATCAAGAGCATTTAAGGATATCAGTTTGTCTTTTGACCCACATCCAGTGACAAAAGACTTACCTGTTATTACAAATGAGCGAGCAATCGTAAGATCAGTGAGAAATTTGGTAGAAACTATACCTACAGAAAGGTTTTTTAACTCTTTATTAGGTACAAACATCCGTGAGATGTTGTTTGAGAACTTTTCAAGTTCAAGTGTTATGATAATTGAAGATATGGTTAGACAAACAATACGTAATTTTGAACCTAGAGTAGGTGATATAGGTGTTGAAGTTGATGCAAAACCAGATTCCAATGCAATTGAGGTAAAAGTGCTTTTTGAAATCGTAGGTTTACAGTCTCCCCTACAATCTTTCACATTTATATTAGAACCAACGAGATAATATGCCCTTTACACAGTTTACAAGTTTAGACTTTGATCAAATCAAAGCACAAATAAGAGATTTTCTTCGTTCAAACTCAAATTTTACAGATTTTGACTTTGAAGGTTCTAACTTTTCAGTTTTAATTGATACTTTAGCATATAATACCTACATTAATGCATTTAATGCAAACTTAGTTGCAAACGAATCATTTTTAGATTCTGCAACAATAAGAGAAAATGTAGTATCACTTGCAAGAAATATTGGTTATGTACCCCGTTCAAAAACCGCTGCAATCGCTACAATTAAAATAAGTGATGTTAACTTAGGAACTACGAATGATAGCACTCCAAGGTTTTTAACGCTACGTTCAGGTCTTGTTTGTGTTGGTAATGTTGAAAATACAACATATCGTTTTTCAATACCTGATGAAATTACTTCAACAAGAGTTAGAGATATAGGTGGTACATCCTTTGCACAATTTGATGACCCAATCAGCATCTATGAAGGAACTTTACTTCAAAGAGTATATTCAGTTGATACTTCTCAAGATCAAAGATATATTATTGATAGTCCTAATATTGATAGTTCAACTTTACGTGTTTATGTAAAAGGAACTGCTGATGTTGGTTTAGGTAGAAAGTTTTCAATGGTTGACAATGTGCTAAACCTAACAAAGACTTCAGAAATCTATCTTGCACAAGAAGTTCAAGATGAAAAATATGAAATTTTATTTGGTGATGGATTATTCGGCAAAAAATTAGAAAATGCATCAGTAATTACAGCAAGATATATTGTTACTGAAGGAGAAGATGGAAATGGTCCTTCTAATTTTAGTTTTCAAGGTTCATTTACAAAGAGCGATAGCACACTGTTCACACCTTCCGATAATATAACAGTTACTACCGTCACAAACGCTTCTAATGGTGCTGAAGTTGAAGATGTATCTACTATTAAGTATTTTGCTCCTAGACTCTACTCAGCACAACATAGAGCAGTTACACCAAGAGATTATGAAACTATAATTCAAAAAATTTATCCTCAAACTGACTCTGTTGCAGTGGTTGGTGGTGAAGAATTAGATCCACCAAAATTTGGACAAGTTCAAATTAGTATTAAACCAAAAAATGGATCTTTCATATCAGATTTTGATAAATCACAAATAAGAAATAAATTAAAGGGTTACGCTATCGCTGGTATTAATTCTGAAATAGTAGACTTAAAAATACTATATGTAGAATTAGACAGTACAGTTTATTATAATCCAGCACAAGTTGCATCTGAAGCAAATTTAAGAACTGATATTATATCTGCATTAACAGATTATTCTAATAACGTTGAGATTAACAGGTTTGGTGGTAGATTTAAATATAGTAAGTTAAACATACTTATAGATCGTGTTGACAATGCAATTACATCCAATATTACAAAGGTTATAATTAGAAGAGATTTAAAAGCATTATTAAATCAATTTGCCCAATATGAACTTTGTTTTGGTAATCGTTTTTATATAAATCCTGCAGGATTTAATATTAAAAGCACAGGATTTACAATTAATGGATTTTCTCAAACAGCATATATTACTGATGTTCCTAATAAAGATTCATCAGGTAATCTTGATGGAAGTATGAAAGGTATTATAAGTATTGTTTCTAAAAATGATAAGGGTCAACAAGTAATTATTGTAAAGGAAGCAGGTGGAGTTGATTACAAAAAAGGTGAAGTTATTCTAAACACAATTAATATTACATCAACAACTTCACAAAATAATATTATTCAAGTTCAAGCATTTCCTGAATCAAATGATGTTGTGGGTTTAAAAGATCTTTATCTTGATTTTGATGTCTCAAATACTACCATAAATATGAGTAAGGATGTTATAGCATCAGGAGAAGATGTTTCAGGTGTTGTATTTACAAGAGACTACTATACCTCTAGTTACTCAAATGGGGATTTAGAGAGGAAATAATTTATGTCACAAATTGACAAAAGAATAAAAGTCAATACGATTATTGAAAATCAGTTGCCAGAGTTTTTGGTGACAGATTTCCCAAAAGCTACAGAATTTTTTAAACAATATTTTATCTCTCAAGAGTTTCAAGGTGGTGCGAGTGATTTAATTAATAATTTTGCACAGTATTTAAAATCAGATAACTTAGTCCCTGAAGTAGTTGTAGGTGTTACGAGTATATCCTCTGCGGTTTCAACAACTGATACTACAATTACAGTACCAAGCACAAAGGGTTTTCCAACAGAATATGGTTTACTTAAGATAGACGATGAAATTATATCTTATACTGGAATAACTTCAACATCTTTCACTGGATGTATTCGTGGATTTAGTGGTATATCTGGATATAATGTTGGTATTTCTTCTTCTTTATTAGAAATTAATCGTGAAAGTTTAGTTTTTGATGATACAGTAGCAGCAACACATATATCAGGTTCCACTGTTAAAAACTTATCAGTTTTATTTTTACAAGAATTTTACAAAAAATTAAAGAAAACATTTTTACCTGGTTTAGAAGATAATGATTTCTCTGAAAATTTGGATGTAGGTAACTTTGTAAAGTTTGCTCGTTCTTTTTATCAATCAAAAGGTATTGAAGAATCGATAAGAATTTTATTTAAAGTATTATATGGAGTTGAATCTACAATACTCGACTTAGAGGGTAATCTGATAAAACCATCTTCTGCTGAGTTTATACGAAGAGAAGTAATTGTAGCAGATTTAATTACATCAACGGGAACACCACAAGATTTAGTAGGACAAACAATTTTTAAATCTACAGATACATCCACAAATGCATCGGTATCGGAAGTAGAAATTTTAACAAGAGGTGGAAAGAGTTATTATAAATTATCATTATTTGTAGGATACAGTGATAGAGATTTAATTCAGGGTGTATTTACTATACCAGGTAAAACTAAATCTCTTGAAAATGTATCAGCAGGATCTTCAATTATTTCAGTTGACTCTACAGTAGGATTTGCAAAAACTGGAACAATTATCAGTGATAATAATTTACAAATAGATTATTCCTCGAAAACAATAAACCAATTTTTTGGATGTACTGGAATTGGTGTAGGTATTGGTACTGCTGAAGATGTTAGATTTGACGAAACAATTTTTGGATATGAAAATGGAGATTTAACGAAAAGAATTGATTTAAGAATCACAGGTGTTTTATCAGAATTAGTACCTGTAACTGATATTAATTTAGTTAATGAGGGAGAAAATGTATTTGTTAAAAACGTAGGTGAAAAAATTGAAAATGAATCTTTAAATTATAAACAAATTTTTGCAAACTCTTGGATATACAATACTAGTTCGAGATTTAATGTTGAAATATCTGGTTCTACATTTAAACTAAAAACTCCAATAGATAAATCTTCCTTAAAAGTAGGTGATAGATTTGATATTTTAAAACAAAATGAACAACGAATAGTTGGTGGAGGTAATGTTGCTAGTGTTGATACAACGTTAAATCAAATAACTGCAAGTAATATTGCAGGTTTTAGTCCTGTTACTAATCAATTATATGATATTCGTCGAACTATAGAGAAAGCAACTAGTTCAGGTGTTCCTATTGAGGAAGGAAATGAAACACTTATTGCAGATACTTTAAATGTTTATGTGGATGGTAATTCTGATGGATATGTCACATCAAACTCTTTACCAAGTTATGATATTACAACCAATATTATAGAAGAAACATTAACTGGAAGCACTGCAGCAGGTTTAGAGGGATACGATCCTATAGGTCAACTCTATAGTATTATAAAATTTACTCCACCACCTAACACAGATATTGATTTTGTTCAGGGTGATGCAGTCATATACAACCCAGAAGGTGATGTGTTACCTGGATTAGATACAGGCAGAACATATTTTGTAGATCCTGTTATACCAGGTGCAAATCAAAACAAATCAAAAATAAGATTATATAATTCTTTATCACAAATTGGTACAGCTAGCACCGTTCAGATTGGTGTAAGAACATCTACTACAGATGTTCATAAATTTATATTAAAAGATCATGAGAGTGCAAAGTTAGGTCCAGATAAAATATTAAGAAAAATTCCATTAAATCAGAATTTATTTGTAGCATCAAAGCAAGAAACTCCAGTTACTGATATTGGAATACTAATTAATGGTACTCAGATTAGGTCTCCTATTTCAGACCACCAAATTTTTTATGGTCCTCTTGAGTCTGTTGATTTATTAAATGGTGGAACTGGATATGATATAATAAATCCACCTATTATTGGTATAGAAACAAGTAGTGGTGGAGTTGGTGCAGCTGCTGAACCTATTATTCAAGGAACTGTTAAATCAGTTTTTGTTGATCCACAAGGATTTGATATAAAATCTGTTACTAACATCTCACTTACTGGTGGAAATGGAAATGGATGTGTGCTACAACCAATACTCGGTGAAAGAGATCGTTATATTAATTTTGACAGTAGAGATATATTCTTTAATGGTGGTGTAGATATTGTTAATGAAACTATAACGTTTCAAACAGAACATAATTTAGAAAATGGTCAACTTGTATATTACAATTCAAATGGTAATACACCAATTGGTATTGGATCAGCTTATGATACAGCAAACAATATTACAGCAACACTTTCTGATGGAGATCCTTACTATGTAAGAGTTGTAAATCCAAAAACTGTAAGAATATTTAACACTAACACAGATGCAGTATTTGGTACTACTGGTATAAACACTGTAGGATTATCGACAGATACATCTGCTAGTGGTATTCATAGATTTAGAACTGAGAAAAAAAATACACTTATTACTATTAAAGTTTTAAATGAAGGGACAGGATACACTCATCGTAAGTTGAGAGTAAAACCAATTGGAATATCAACCGCATCAAATACAATCAATTATAAAAATCACGGATTTTCAAATGGAGAAATTGTAGAATATTCTGCAGAAACAACAAACATTCAAGGTATGACAACAACCTCATCATATCTTGTTAGAAAATTAGATGATGATTCATTTAGATTGGCAGATGCTGGAATAGGTGGAACATCAACAGTAAATTATGATAGAGGTAAGTTTGTTAACTTTACCTCATCTGGTACTGGATTTCAAATTTTTAAATATCCTGACATAAAAGTAAATATTAATGTATCTTATGGTTCAACTGTAACAGGAGATATTATTATCAACCCTGTTGTTACTGGTGAATTACTTGGTGCTTATTTGTATGAGGAAGGAACAAATTATGGTTCAACAACTCTTGATAAGCAGGTTATACCTAAAATTTCAATTCAAAATGGTGTTAATGCAGAATTTAAACCAATAGTTTTAGATGGTAGGATAATAGATGTTGTAGTTGTAAACAGAGGTAGAGAGTATAATTCTAGTCCAGAATTAAGAGTTATCTCTACTGGAGCTGGAGCAGGAGCTGTTGTAAGACCAGTTCTTCAAGATGGTAAGGTAATAGATGCAATAGTTACAAACACTGGAATTGGATATAGTGCAACAGACACTGAAGTTAAAGCATTTGCAAGAGGGTCTAACGGTGGGTTCACAGCGAGACTTAGAAGTTTAGTAGTAAATAATGCAAATAGATTTGGAGACTCATTCCTTTCAAATAAGGATAATTCATTAAAATTTAGTATTCTAGGTTATTCTCAAAATGTCGCTACCAATTTTGAAAATACATTTAGTATTACTGGAAGTGGTGAATTTAATCAAATAACTGGTCATTCTCCAATTATTGGATGGGCATATGATGGCAACCCAATATATGGTCCTTTTGGATATTCAGAAGCCGATAATATAAACTCAAGTTTAAAAATAATATCATCTTCATATGTTACTAACGTTAATGGTGTATTGAACAGACCTGTTGGGTTTGATGCAGGATATTTTATAGAAGATCATCAATTTAATAATTCTGGAGACCTTGATATTCACAATGGTAGATTCTGTAAAACTCCAGAATTTCCAAATGGAGTATATGCTTATTTTGCTACTGTAGGTTTAGCAACAGACACTAATAAACTAAACGGTTTATATCCATACTTCATAGGTAATACTTATAGATCACCATTTATTGATGATAATCAAATATTAGATCATGATTTTGATTTTAATAGTTCATCACTAAGAAGGAATACATTCCCATATAATGTTGATGAAAAGTCTGCAAATAATGATTTTATTGTTGAATCTTATGAAGATGTTAGACAGTTAACTAAGATTGAATCTGTAACAAAAGGTATTGTTGATGGATTAACAATTTTAAGTGGTGGTGATGGATATAAAGTTGGAGATCTGACAAAGTTTAATAATGATGAAACTGATGGATCTGGATTTAGTGCTCAAGTGAGTGAAATAGTTGGTGTTGGAGTATCACGTATTGATACCACCATAACCACTTTTGAAAATGCTGTGTTTGAATGGAAATCAACTAATGAAGTTTCCGCAAAATATTTACCATTCATCGATGTAAATGATCAGGATAATGTAACTATTTCTGGTTTAAGTACCACTATATTAAATTTATCAGGAACTTATCAAGTAGGTGTTAAAACTGATAGAATAGGTCTTGCAAAAGCGATGACAGCAGGGAGTAATAGTGGATTAATTCAAGACATATACGTAACTGAAATACCAAATTCAATTTCTATTGGTGGTTCATTAAGAGTTGGATCAGGTAATACAACTGCAATAGAAACACTGAAAGTATTAAATGTTTACGATACAAGAAAAGTTATTAGAGTTCTTAGACATACAGGTATTGCTCATACTCTAGGTTCTAATATAGATGTTTTAACTAATGAAATTACTATCCCTGTTCAGACAAATAAATTTGATTCTACACCTAATGATATTATTTACTTTAACTCTGCACAATCAATAGGACTTGGAGATACAACTGGTTCTGCAATTAGTGTAGATAGAATTATTGGAGAAATTAAAGAAACAGTTTCAATACCAACAAGAACTATACACATACCAAATCATCCATTTAAAACTGGACAAAAAGTAACAATAAACAAACGAGCAGGAGCAAATAGATTTACTGTAAGAAAGGATTCATCTGTCCCTGCAACTGAATTTAAAGTACCTCATATTGGACAAAACTCTCTTGAAGTTTACATCATAGACAAGGGTAAAAATAATATTGGTATTGTAACAACTAAAGTTGGAATAGGTAGTACAAGTGAGGGATTATTTTTTGTAGGAAATAATGCTGGTTCAGTATCAGGAATCTCTTCAGGATTGTATTTCTTCCAAACATCTAAAGAACAAGTTACTGGAGATATTGATAAAGTAACAACAACATTACTTGCTAATGTTTCTGCAGCGAATACAACTACTCATAATCTTAAAGAAAATGATATAGTCAATATTAATGTAATTCCTAATTTGACAGTAGGTATAGGAACAACCGCACCTATTTCAGTTGAATATAATTCCGAATTTGATAAGTTATTAATTAATCCACTTACATTTGCAAGTAGTGATGTAGAGACAAATAAAATTAATATTACTAATCATGGTTTAGAAACAGGGGATAAAGTTTTTTATGATGGATCAGCAACTGGTATTAGCACTGGTGCATATTTTGTGTACAGAGTTAATAGTTCAAAATTTAATCTTGTTGAAACAATAATCGATCTAAATTCAGATCCAGTTAAAATTGCACCTATTACTGCAAACACTGGTGGAACTCAAAAAATTGGAAAGATTAACCCAAGAATAGATGTTGTAAAAAATTCTAAATTAACATTTAATTTAAAAGATACCTCACTATCTGATTTTGACTTTAAATTATTTTATGATCAAAATCTAACAAATGAATATTTAAGTTCACAAGATTCTAGTTCATTTAACGTGGGTACTGCTGGAACGATTGGTATAGGTACAAATAATACTGATCCTATAGGTGCTGCTTTAACTGTTCAATATTCTACATCTACTCCAGGTCGATTATATTACGGTTTAACAAAAGGAGGATTTATAAGCACTGCTGACACTGAAGTATCTAATTATTCTGAAATAAGATTTGTTAATAGTGAATATAATGGTGAATACAAAATATCAAATGTAACTGCAAATGCTTTTGATTTTTCTCCACAAGTACCTGAATTTACAACCTATACAAGTAGTGATTGTGAAAAATTAGAATATTCTACAAAATCTACTTCAGTGACTGGTGCAATTAAAGATTTTGATATATTATCATCTGGATTTAATTATAAAAAATTACCGTTATTTGAATCTGTTACAAGTGCAACTGGTAATAATGCCAATTTAGTTCCATATTCATCATCAGTGGGAAGGATTAAAAAGATAAGAATTGCTGATATTGGTTATGAGTATTCTTCGGATAAGACATTAAGTCCAGAAGCATTTATATCACCACTTTTGAAACTTGATAATTTAGATGTTATTAGTTCTGTTAATATTATTAGCGGTGGAAAAAACTATGTTAGTACTCCAAAACTAATTGTATATAATCCTACATCAAATACAGTTGTTGATGATTTATCATTGATAGCCTTTACTCCAAATCAAACCGTATCTAAAATTGAAGTAGTATCTCCTATCTCAGGACTAGATTCAGTAGTTCATAAAATAATATCAATTGATAATACTAATGGAGTTGGTATTAATTCTGTTCAAACAAGTAAATCAGGTGTTGTAACTTGTTTCCTTGAAACTCCTATCAATAATTTTGATGTTCAACCATTTGCAACAGGAGATCAAGTTTTTGTTGAAGGTATACAAAGAATAGGTGAAATTGGTATTGGTGCAACACAAGGTGGAATTTCAACAAATACTACAGTAGAGGGAGAGGGTTATAATTCTGAAAATTATAATTATCAATATTTTGATGTTATAGATTACATTGCTGGCACTCAGTGTATATTAAAATTTAATACTGCTGGTGTAACTACAAATCCTGGAATTGCTAAAACTTTTCAATCTGGATATGCGTCAATTATTAATTCAAAAGATTTACCTAATATACAACCTGTTCAAACAAGAGGAGTATTTGAATTAAATGAACCATTAAGGATTGACGATAATATTACTGATTTATCAGTTATTGATATTAGAGATGATTATATAAAAACTGATGGAAAATATAAAATTAATGTTGGAGATAGGATAAAGGGTGAATTAAGTAATGTATCCGCTGAGATTATTAGTATAATTGGAAACTCAGCACAATTTAATACTAATTTTTCAAATAGGCAAGAATATGGATGGTTAGATAATATTGGAAAATTAAACTCAGATGTTCAAGTAATACCTGATAATAATTATTATCAAAATCTATCTTATACAATAAAAAGTACAGTAGAGTGGGATAAATTTGTAAACCCAATTAATAGATTAGTGCATCCTGCAGGACTAAAGAATTTCGCAGATACTTCAATTATAAGAAATATTAATGTTGGATCGGGAAAAACTTTAGATTCAAATCAATTAATTGTGTTAGATGTAGCTAATGTATTAGAACTTAGTGATAAACAAAGAGTTGATGCGATTAATAATTTCGATGTAGTTAGAGATTTCGACACTGCTGTAAATAATACAAAATCAAAGTTTTTAACATTTAGTAATAAAAGTTTGACTGATTTTACAAGATGTAAAACTAATAGAGTATTGGTGCATGATGATATTAGTTCTACTTTTTCAAGTGACGGATTTGAATCTGTAAGTACAGTAATTGAATCTCTTACAGAGAGTGTTGGTAATTATTTAATTCAAGTTGTAGATCCAGATACTCAAGACTCACAATTAGTAGAGTTAGTTACTTTAACAACAGAAAATAACGCATATTTACTTACAAAAACTGATGATTTTACAACTACAAGTTTAGGTGTATTTGAAACACAAATTTTAAACACAGGTGTTAAAAATCTATTATTCACACCTGAAGATTCATTTACAAAAGATCACGATATTAAAGTATTAAAAGCAGACTTCAATACCGATTTAACTGGTATCAATACAACTGGAATTGGTAATCTTGATTTAACTGGAGTTAATGTGGGTGTAAGTAGTGCAAGTTCTGGATTTACCACTACTACAATTGTTGAATATCCTAAAACTGATTTTAATTCACTTTATGCAACTATTTTTGTTCAAGATAGTGTAACAAAAGAGATTAATTACAATGAAGTGATAGTTGATTTTGATGGTATTGACACAACAATTGCTCAAACATATATTGATACTCAGTCTGGAATTAGTAATAGTGTTGTTGGTGTGATAACAGCTAGATTTGAAAATGATTTAATTAAATTACAATGTGAAAATGATAGAGTAAACACACTTGATGTTAGAGCAAATATTGTAGGATTAGGAACAACTACTGCTGGAATAGGAACTTATCGTTTTTCAGTCTCTGGTCAACCTGCTGGTGCTGAAAGAAGTGCAAGATTTGAATCAGGATATGCAACTGAAATTTCTCCAATTGGTGTTGGTATAACTTATACAACTCTTTCTAAGACTATTGATACAAGTTCTAAATCATTAGTCAGAGTTTCTTGTGGTAAAACTTCTGCAGTTCATCAAGTTATCACATTAAGAGATGCGGATGATGTTTTAACAGTTCAATATCCTTTTGTATCTGCAGGTTCTACAACAGGAATTGGTACTTTCGGTGGTGAGATAGTTGGTAACGATATTAAGTTAAAATTCTATCCTGATACAGAATTTAAATCATTAATTGAAGTTCAATCATTTAATCAGATATTATATACAGCAAGTGATTTTGATAATTCTCCTCCAGATTTAATATATGGTACTGTATCGCAAAAATTATTCTTAACAACTTTTGATGGTGCTTCTGGATTAAGAGCAAATAAAAAAGACTTTGATTTAAAACATAATGGTATTCCAATCTACTCTAAATCATTTAATCCTACAGATTCAACAGTTTTAAATTTAGGAACTGGTGTATTCACAATACCTGATCATTTCTTCAATACAAATGAAGAACTGGTTTATACTCCAACATCAACATTTGTTGGAGTTGGTGCTTCCGCTGTATCAATCGGTGCCACAGCAAATACTGCAGGAATTGTCACTACAATATTACCAAGCAATGTATTTGCTCAACGTATTGACCAAAATAAATTCAAATTATTTACGAGACCCGAATATGTAAGTTCTGGTGCTGCTGTAACCTTTACAGGTACTGGTTCTGGTAATTTACATAAGTTAGCGATGGCAAAATCGTTAACTAAAACAATAATAGGTTTAGATGGTGTTGTTCAACAACCGATTAATTTCACAACGTTATCATATAACTTAGGAATTTTTGATGGATTTACTCACAATAGTAGTATTGGTATTGGTCTATCACAGTTTGTATTAAGTGGAATTACTTCAATACAACCACAAGATTTCTTAAAAATTAATGATGAATATATGCAGGTTACTGAAGTTGGACTTTCTAGCACACCTACAGGAACTATAAATGATTCCGTTGATGTATCGCTAGGTATTGCAACTCTACCTGTAGTTAAAGTTTTGAGAGGTCAATTAGGTATTGCAGCGACATCTCATACTGCAAATGATTCAGCAAGAATACATAGAGGTTCATTTAATATTGTTGATAGCACAGTCTTTTTCTCAGATCCTCCAAAAGGAAATGCAAGATCAAGAAGAGATGAGACTAATCTTCCTTTTGTAAAGGCAAACTTTAGTGGAAGAACATTCCTTAGAAGTGATTATACGACAAACTTATTATTTGATGATATTTCAGATACTTTCACGGGAATAGGAAAAACATATTCATTAACAGTTGGTGGTGCTAATACGTCTTTAGGTGTTGGTGTAGGTAATGGAGTGGTCTTTATTAATGGTATATTCCAAACACCAAAAACAATTAATAACACTGGAAATAATTATGAGTTTATTTCAGACACGACTGCAGGTATCTCAACTGTTGAATTTACAGGTATTACATCTACAAATGGTGATTTTATAATATCTGAATTTGATATTAATCAAAACCAAGTTCCAAGAGGTGGATTAATTGTTTCATTAGGTTCTACACCTGGTACAGGATATGCTCCATTACA